AAATTTCATTAACCAACTAGCATCTTTATTAAAATCTGTTTGATCTTGTGCAAACAGAGGAGAAAAGTCTGATGTTGTGTCTAAATTATTACTACTGATGGTATACCACTGATTTGTTAAAACATTGTAGCCTAAACCAAATTTTGTTTTCTCTTGCAGTTTTTCAATAATTGCATTTCTTTCAGGTAGCAAAAATTCTTTTCTCATTGTAGAAATAAAATCAGTTGCTTGCCAGCCGTGTTTAACTGCTGTGCTTAAATAAAATGGACCTGTTGCAGTTGATAATCCACTATGCAACTGTCCATTATTTTCTATTGTTACGATTCTTGCCCAAACATATTCTGATGGATCGTTTGGATTTTCAAACTTTATAAAATTGTTTTCCTGGAACATTTTATATAAAAAGTAATAATTTACTAACACGTTTTCTGTGCCGGGTGTTGAACTTGTTTCTGTAAAGTATCCTGTTCTACTTGTTCCTGTTACCACAGGCAATGATTTCCAATAGATACTTAAACTTCTAATACTAAAAATATTACTATTTGTGCGTTCCCACTGTTTTCTAAATTCGTTGTACATGAAGTTATTCATGCTGTCGTCCTTTAATATCTGAGGGACATCAAACTGCAATACTTCCTGAACAGTGTTGTTATTAGAAATTCTAATAGCAGAAGATTTTGTATTAACTTCAGTATATAATGCACCGTCTTGTGCAAACGTCTCTAAGTTTTGATACGTTCCAGTAGGATCATTAATATCAATATATCTACTATGACCTGCATGTGTTCTATTAATGGCTTTTAATTTTGTAATATTAGAACTTTGGCTAAAAGGAAATACGTTGTAATCCTGTGAGCTGGTCATTCTATTTTGTGTGTAGAATGCTTGTGGTGCCCTTTGTTTAATAGCCGCTAATGATTCTGTTGGTAAACTATTTTTTACTGTATATTTTAAACTAGCAGTAATTGTTAATGCATGCAGTTCGCCGTCAGCATTTTCATAAGGAATGTCAATTGAGATGTTTCTCAAATCCTGCGGATGTATAGTAAATGTTCTGTTGACACTAGATCTAGTGTATAATCTAAAGTTACCAAAAGGTATGTTTCCGAATGTACCGTCTGGAAATTTAAGTCTAACAGCATCATTGTCTAAATTTTCTACTGCATATAGATTTCTATTTTTAAGAACAACATCATTATATGTAAGTGTTTGGCCTACAGTATTTGGAACTTTAGCCCATTTGTTTAATGCAAATCCGTTGTCGTCTAATTCAGATAACCATACATCAGTTTCGTTTATATTAGGTATAGTAATATCTTCGGTTCTGCTTTCTACTGGTATATTAAAATCTAGGGATGTCTTATTCAGTGTTCCTTGCTTAAACATCAAGAAAAAGCCGGAGTTATCACTGCTAACACCTAAACCATCGTTTCTATAAATTATATTAAAGTTATTAAGTAGCTCAGGGTGCATTTCAGTAAACACACCGCCATCTACAAAATCTGGATTAACAACTTCAAACGGCATTTCTGTTCCGTTGATAGTTGCTTTAAATGGAAATGTTAACGGTGCATTTATAGGTGTTTGTACCTCATAAATTTCTGAATTAATGTTGTTTACTTTTCCAGTTTTAATCGGTGTACTATATCTATTACTACTGCTCATTGCCGCATTTAAAATAGTGATAAACTGTTCGTAACTGTCAGGATTATTAGCATCGTCGAAGAATACATTGACGTTGTTTAAAGGATTGCCTAAACTGTCAGTTAAGTTTTCTGTTGTTCTAATCGCAGTTACTTTCATTAATCCACTTGCTGGTATGTTTCGCTTAGGATTGTATCCTAGCATTTTTGCAAGTTTAAAAATAGAGTCTCGTCTTTCAGCAGTTTCTAAAAAGTTTTCTCTGCTGTTGATATCCATTCTAAATGCAATTGACTGCGATAAGAATGCAAGCATTTCAATAATAGCAATAAACTCAGAACTTTCTGTATAGTCGTTGAAGTTTTCAGGAAAATTTGTACGCACATAATCAACCAATGCATCTTTGATAGTATCGAAATCATATGCTTGGAAGTCTACTTTGCTGTAGGCTTTGTATGCAACTTTCCAGTCTTCTGCGGCAAATAAATTGTTCTGTCTATTTACTAATGCCATCTTTAATTCTCTCTTTTAAACTCTAAATAAAGTATATCTTCTTCATCTAACACAACAAACTGCAAATGTAATTCCACTCTCACTGCATGATCTACACGGTAAATGTTCATATCTAAAAATTCTACTCTAGGCTCTTTATCTATGATTCTTTTGATATCTTCTCTTAATTCTTCTTCTGTAAATGTATCCTCAGGATTCATTAACAAATCATGTACTATGCAACCAAAATTAGGACGCATTACTCTCTCGCCTTTGCGAGTATAAAATTCGTTCAGTAAATCTCTTTTAACTAGATCTATATCTGTAAGAGTGTAAGGTGCTCTAACCTGATCTACTGTACTAAAGCCTTTGAATATTGTTGCCATACAAGTATTTATCATAATCATTAACAGAAGTTTTATTATAAGAAAAAAATGGTTGACATGCTCAAATAAGTGTGTATAATACACTTATACTATGTAAATAGTATTACATTCATTAGCAACAAGAGGATATGCTAAAATGTTTAAGATCAAAAACGAATTTGATCGATTAGGGTTGTTGGCAGATGCTGTCAACAAAAAACTTAATAATAAAAGGTTCATTTTGAGCCAGTCAGCAAACAAGCGGTATATGTCTTATTGTTTGTATGATTATGCTACTAAAAAACATGTAGTATTTGATACTATAATGTTTTCAGGACATTATCAATACGATAAGAGTGTTGTGCCTGCAGAGTTTGCGGAGATGGAAAATTTGCTAACTAATGCGTCCTAAAGTTCTATATTTGCACGGTGCTAATGCATCACCAGATAATTTTAATTATTACAAATTAATATTACCTGAACATGATCACATTGCACCAATGTATGATATGGAAGAGGACCCATTTGATGTAGTAGATTCTCTTAATCGTAAAGTAACCAGAGAATTTGGAAACGACAAAATTATTGTTGTTGGCCATAGTTTTGGTGGGTTGATCGGTGCATGGTTTAGTGCCGTCAACCCAAAACGAATTACACATTTAGTAACTATTGCTACACCGTGGCAAGGCACACCTGTTGCTAGAATTTTTGGCTACTTTTTTAGAAACTCTAAAATGTTCCAAAACACTAGACCTGGGGCAGAGGTGTTATCGCTTTTACAGCAAAAAACATTTACTGGTCTGCACACTAACATTGTATGCACTCAGGGTGGTAATCCTGTAGCAGGAATGGGCAGTCAAGCAAACGACGGTATGGTTAGTGTTAGCAGTCAAAGCAGTACTCCTGAAAATTTTAAACAGACCGAAAACGTGTACATAGAAGCAGGTCACAGCGGTGTTTTATTAAATAATAGTGTAACAGATTTATTAAATAAAATCTATACCGGAGAGCATAATGGTTAACAAAACCTTAAACAACACACTAGAAGAAGAATTAAGAATTCAGTTAGTCGATCAGTTGAAAACTATCAACGCACTTAAATCTGAAATTGATATGCTTAAAAATACAATCAAAGAAGAACAAGATCAAAAGTATAGAGCATACGTTAAAATTTCAGATTTGCAAAGAGAATTAAATAAAAGTTAAACGTTCCAATCGGACCAATCATCAACTATAACTTCTGGTCCACCTGGGTTTGGCCTTGGGTCTGGCTTTACTGGGCCTGGATCTACTACAACGATCGGGTCAACAATAGAGATAGGTTCACCGAATACTGAAGTATACATTTTTCTAGCTCTACGCAAATCTTTAGCCTGTTGTGCCCAAGGCACAGAATTAGTACCGTATGATGGCAAGGGAATATTATCCGGAGTCATAAACAACTCACCTTCGTAAATTCTTCTATCTCTGTAGTCTTGCTTGAGCACGGGGCCGCTGGGCGTCATACCGTATTGATAATTCATCATAATTGCCGGAACTTGGCTAAAAGCACCGGCATTTGTTGCATCTACAACTGGGCTTCTTACCATCTCGTCAAAACTAATATGCATAGACATGCTAGTTAATGCACTTAGTTGATTATCACTTACTGGTACATTGATTATACTACCTACTTTTTCTTTTTCTGCCATAAACTCTGCTTGCACTAATTGATAATTAGTTTCATCAGTAATGTTTCCTTGAGACACATCTCTTATAGAATTTCCGTTTTGATCTGTGTAAACAACTGTGGAACCTTCTGTATACGCAGTAATGCCTATATCTTCTAGTTCACCGAGAAACTCTACGTTATCTGCAGATGTCATTTTGGCCCTATTAATGTTGCTTTTCATTTCTTTTAATTGGCCTTGTTGTATGCTGGCTTTCCTGCCAGCATAATCTATACCAATTAAATCTGCATCGCCAATGCCTTTTTCAACTCTAGTCATTGAACCTATAATTTTTGTTTTATCTGCTGTTAGAGTTGCTGATCGAACAGGTGGCAATGATTTATTAAGTGCAGAAATTACCGCAGTTACTTTTTCTGGGCCTATAGTTTTCTGTGCTGGAACATCCCAGTTGCTTTGTGCTCCGTTAGTTGATATGTAACTGGGTGATGATCCTTCAAATCCTACTCCTGCACTGAACCCGTCTGGTGTGTTTACATCTGCTGGTGTGTCAGGAGTTAATGGTGCAGTTGGTGGGGGATTGTCTTCTGGGGCCGTGCCGCCGATGCCGGGTGGCTTTTCTATTTGATCTCTCGGGTCACTGATGTTATGTCCTATCCAAGGCTCTAATGTAATATAATTAGATGTAATAGTAGAAATTTCTTTGGCTTCACCGGATCTAACCCCGCCTTTTCCTTTAAGTGGATCTTCAGCACCTGCGTCATACTCAATCTCACTGTATGGTTCATCATTAAAAGTATTAGTTGCTATTGAGGCAACAGTACTAGCATCAGTAGCGGCGCTTGCATTTGGACCGCCGCTGTTCATCATAATTCTGCCGCCGGAGTTCTCATTTATGTTACTACCAGCAGTTATGTTTACTGCACTGCCTGCTTTGATGTGTGTGGTGCTAGATGATTCAGCAAACAGCGACCCGCCGCCTGCTTTTAAATTAACATCTGTGCCCGCTGTTCCGTTAAATACTCCTGCGGCATTAAATTGTATATCGCCTGCGGCAGAAGTACCCAAAATACTTGCTGAAGAAACAAATCTTGTTTCGTTTTGAGACTCTACAATAAAGTTGCCGCCAACACCTGTTGGAGCATTGCCTAACACACCAGGTCCGGCATATTCAGTACCTGACTCACCAGCATTTGTTGTGTCACCGGCGGCTTTGATATTTACATCCTGGCCTGCTTCTAAATTAATGTTTCTGTCTGCTCTAACATTAAAATCACCTTTGGTACGCATTGTGATTTCTGTGTCTGCATACAACACCAATTGATTTGCTCCAGTCATCTCCATCCAAACTTTACCGCTTTTATTAATAAAGTAAATCATTCCTTCATTATCATCTAACAGTATTTGATTTCCTTGTGCTGACCTAATTCTAACTTGTCTATTAGTTAAACTGTCGTCCATTATAAATTGGTGTCCGCCTAATCTATAATCATATTTTTCCGGATCTCTAGGTCCTGGAGTAAGTACACCAAATACTTCACTAGGCGATTCTCGTCTTGCACCACTGCTTGTTGGTCCTCTTACATTATCAAAAATTAAACCTTGTTTAGTCACTGCTTCACTTATTGTATGTGAAATTGGCCTAAATATATCGTTATGGCCTTCCTGTTCAGATCGTTTGTTTTTTTCTAATGTTGGCATTTGGAATGCATTAACTTGAAAATTATTGTCATACGGTAAGCCAGGTACCATGTGATTAAATTTATCTTGATACAGGCAACTGATGATAATAGGATACTTCATGTTACCATCACCAAATGCAACCAGCACGTGGTTACCTAAATCCGGAGGTACCATCCACATACCATAGGATTGCATTGTGTTAGTAGGATTTTCTAATTCTTTACCCACTGCTTTGGGATCAGTGGAACCAGCGAAAGGTGAACTCCATACCGCTTCAAAATATCCTGTTGACGTTTGCTTGTCTTGTGCTAGAGCAGGAACAAAAACTTTTAATCTACCTGTTCTGCTGATATCTTTGTTTGCTACTACTTCGCCCATAAAGATACCGTAGGTAGGATCTTTAGTCTCTTGAATTTTTTGTCTAGGATTTTTGTTACTGCTCCTAAACGTATTAGACTGGTATGATGTAGGCATTATTCACTTTCTCCGGGAGGATGTTTTTCTAACATACTGATTTTGATAGGTGTTAACTTATTAAGGTTTAATTCAGTACTATAAAGTCCTCTACTGAAGTTATTTACTACAGTAACCATTCTGTACATGCCACTTATGAAATAACTAGTGCCTTTTGGTTGCCAATAACCGGTGTTGTTATCTTCATCTTCAACATCCATATCATAACGTCTAGGTAATTGCATTTCAAACATCACATAGTTTTCGTCTTTGCTGTAGACAGCATACTCTGGATTAGTTTCTGCCGGATCATTTACAAGAGGTACCTGTCTTCCAGTTGTATCAGGTTGGCCGAGATAAAATGGGTCTCCTCTAACAGTCATATCTAATTTTACCAAGAAATCACTAGCACCATGTTGTTGCATCAAGTAACCAAATATACTATTCCTTGTTGTGCCATCGTATGTTGCCGCTTCTGATGGGTTTGTTAAATGTATTTGTTGCACTTGAGGTTGTGCATTATCACCTGCGTCCGCATGCTGTGATTCTGAATCTAAATTCTTTGCTTGACGTCTTAAATCTCTAATTCTGTTTTTAACTGTTTGCTGGCTCATATCTTGGCTTATATCTAGCCCTTGACTGTCCATGATATCAGCACCGTATTGATAACCGCTTAATCTTTCTGAATACGAACCCCCATTGATACCTTTTTGTGTGTCACTTAATGTGTTTGCATTTGCTTGAGCTCCTGCATTTTGTGCGGCCTGTAAAAGCGATGAGTCTGCTAATGCTAGTGCAAGGAACTGTTGACTTTGTCCGTTTTGATTGCTCACTAGATCAGCAATTTCGGCGCCGCTTAATCCTGCCCATTCCCCTAATTGTTGTCTTTGGCCTGGGTCTAAATTATTTAAGAAGTCGTTCGCTTGCTCTGCCGCGGCGGCTTTTTCTGCCGCTTGAGCCGCTTCTTGTCCTGTTAGGTCATCGTTTTCGCCTGCAGTGTCTGACAAAGAGTCTGCCAGTGCTGTACTGAAGTCACCTGTAACACCTCCTGCAGGAGGAACAATTAATGCAATACCATTGTTGTAGCCAATTCTACAATCTATAATTTGATCATTTCTACCGGTATAGGTATAATGATATGCTTTAAAAACTGTTGCACTCATTTGATCGAAACGAGATTGAACATCAGATTTAGACAAATTAATATTTTCTTCTGTGTTCTGCTGAATATTACTGCCATCAGTTCTATAAATGTACGGACCATACGTTATTTTTTTCTGATGGGTATTTCTATATTCGTCATATTCACCGTATTCATAATCGGAATTAATTTTAAACCATTTAACAAAACCTTGTTCCTTGCGTACATTTGCACCGGCGTCAGCCGCATCGGATCTTGTGGTACCTTCAAAAAATTCATCACTCATACTAAGTATGGTTGCAACTACTACATCAATTTTAACACCTTCTCTGAATGTGACCATGTCTTTGCTCACAACAACGTCTAGCCTACCGCTGTCTATAGGATCACCTTCTAGTATTTCTTTGTATTCGTCCTGTGTTTTTCCTGACAACTGTGGATTCATTATACGGTTAATATCTTCTGCTTTTGCTTTGCTGTTATTAGTGAGGGTGTCGTCACTGATGCCTAAATCAGGATCGGCGCCTTCGGATACCAATAGGCCACTTAAATCAAATTTTATTTCATCTCTGAATTGATAGTCTGTTAAATTCTTTTCTGCATACTCTTTCAATTTATTTTCAACGTCAGTCAAATATTCTTTAATTGTTCCGCCTTCTGCAGTAACAAGACAGGGTAATGTGTAAAACTGATCTGAATAAGGTATCTGATCTTTTGCTACACATTCAAACGAATATTGACTTCCTTTTGCATCGATATCTATGCCTACATTTTTTAAAATCATATTATATCTATAAGGACCAGCGATTGCTGTTACAACACCTTCCTTTTCAGGATCGTCTATGTCTTCTGAATATCCTTTAAACACAATTTCTAAAAATAAAGGCACATCAGGTGCAAAGATTGGGCAACCTAAATGTTTTTTTGCGGCAAGTATTTGATCCATGAAGTCTGCAGATCCAGGCTGTATTACATCAAAGTTTATTGTTGATGTATGAAAAGAACCGCCAGTGCCTACAGCAGACACAATTTGTACATTATCTATTTGTGCTCCAGTAACACCTGTTTGTGCGAGAACCACTGTTTCTTCTGGCTTTGCAATTAAATAATTTTTTAAATAACCTCCGCCGGAGCCGCCGCCGGATGCACTAGGAGTAGGCAAGGGATTTCTAGCAGTAGTACCTGCACTGGGAGTAAAAACGCCTGCGGCAACGGGTGATGCTTTAGGGGGAATCATGTATAATTTAATATTATACGCATAGTTGTCAAATTTATCCAGCACGTTTCCATAAACAGTGCCTACTATCGGATCGTATTGTGGCTGTGGTGTTGTGTCGCTCATAACTAGCCTATAATGCTTTCAACAGTTGCTCTGGTTGGCAATTTAATCTCTACTCCTTGTTTAAAATCGCCCAAAGGGTCTTTTAGTTGATCTGGATTTCTCAATGCAAATACCCACCATAGTCGTGTGTTGTTGTATAATTCGTGTGCTAATAAATCAGGTCTGCCTGCAAACTTTGCTGGAATAGTGTATGATACATCTGACACAACTTTAGGAACTGTAGGCAAAGTGTTAATATCTAAAAACACATCGTATGTTCCAGCACGTCTCAAAAAACTGTCCCTTCTGTGAATTTCTGCCATTAGATAAACCCGTCCTTATAATTAGTACCTGATGTAAATTTGTTAAGGTCAAACTTCTTACGCAATTTATGAGGTGTATAACTTGGTTGCAGTGTAATAGAAATGTTTGATGCAGTTGGTACAAAAGTAGTTTCGTCTCCATTGACTCCTGTTTTAACAGGAACATAGTCTACGTCGTCGCCTAATTGATACTGATAGTCTGTTACCACTACTGGTACTTTGTTAAAGCCATGATCTCCCAAATATTCAAACAACATTACTGGGGGCGGTGTACCGTACATGCCATCTGCTACTGCTTGGTCTCCAAAGAAACTTTTTGTAACAATTTTTAAAAAGTGCATGATTGCTAACATGTATCTTGCTTCTGCAATAGTGTTAGCAGTAAAATCTTCTACCACAACCAATTGTGGGGGAGTAGAATTAGTATAATTTACTAGAGGATAATTAGAACCATAAAAATCTGTTATTTCGTAATTTGCTCTACCGCTCACAAATATATTAGGAGTATACTGCCAAACTAAACCACCTGAATCTTTAAGTGGTTTTAATAAGTAATCATCACCTGCACTACTTTCACCTGAGCCTCCTATAAGGGTGTTGCCACCCTTCCAGAAATTATCTGCCGCACCGCCTTTAGGTCTTAACCTAGCTCTCCAGTCAACAGGAGTACCTGTGCCTTTTTGCCCAGATGATATAACATCGACTATGCCTGCTTGAGCAGTTTCTCGAGCAATGTTATCTCTTAATTCTCTTTCTTTTGCTGTTTGATATAAAGAATCGGCCTGACCTATACCACCACGCATTGTAGGCGGCTTAAATATTAAACCGTCGGTAAGATTGCCAATATACTTTTTTGCACTCATACTAACTCCTGCTATGCTTATATTTATCGAAATCAATAAAACATCTTATAATTTTTAAAAGTGGGTAAATAATAGTTGACAATAATCTTATATTGTGTATAATACTTGTTGAGTTATTGGAGATTTTATGGCAACGCAGAAAAAAATTAATTACTTAAACAACAGAGACATCTTAACAGAGATTCACAAAAGCAAGATGTCATACTGTTATATTGAGGACGAAAAATACACGGATTTTGATATTATTTTAGAAGATGTCAAAAAGATCAATAGAAATAGCGTAAAACAAGCAAGAGAAAACAAGGCCGCAAAGATGCAGTACGAAGGATATCAAGCGGCGATGGCTTTACACGATCCTAAAGATTATAAAAATAAACCCAAACAAAAAGAATTTGCTGTTGATCCTAAGTCTATTGACATAGAAGATTTAGTGTTTAGAGTTATGACATATGAACATATTCCTGATGAAGAAGGGCGTAAAAAGAACCCTAAAAACATTGCGGAAGAAAAAGCCAAAGTAAACTTTAAGCCTTTTAAGCATTATGCATACAAAGATGATAATGTTGTAGAGGTTGCTCGTAGTCATTGGCAGGGCAGTTTAAGTAATGGTGAGTTTAACACTGAACACGGTAGTATCACAAACAAACTTGGAACAATGTTTTTAAAACTTGTTGAGCGTTACAGCCACAGAGCAAACTGGAGAGGTTACACTTATGTTGACGAAATGCGTGGACAAGCATTAGTACAATTAGCACAAATTGGATTACAATTTGATGAATCTAAGTCAGACAATCCGTTTGCATATTATACTGCGGCAGTTAACAACAGTTTTACCAGAGTGCTTAATATCGAAAAAAGAAATCAAACTATTAGAGATGATATCTTAATCGAGCAAGGACACTTACCGAGTTATGGCAGACAAATTGCACATGAAGAACAAATTCGTGCAATGCGTGAAGCCGCAGAAGAAGATACACAATCATTAGCAGATTAATTTATGGCCCAACTGTTTAAAACAGCGGCTTGCTTTACGGATATTCATTACGGTTTAAAGCAAAATAGCCGACTACATTTAGATGATTGTCATCGATATATAGACTGGTTTATTGCAGAAGCGAAAGCAAGAAATGCAGAAACTTGTATATTTCTCGGTGACTGGCATCATCATAGAGCAAGTGTTAACGTAGCAACCATGAATGCTACTATCAAAGATCTCAAAAAACTCAACGATGCATTTGAAAAAGTTTACTTTATAACAGGTAACCACGATTTGTATTACAGAGATAAAAGAGAACTTAACAGCATTGAATATGCTCGTGACTTATCTAACTTTGTAATGGTAGACGATCATTTCTTACAAGATGATGTTGCTATTATTCCTTGGCTAGTAGGTGCCGAATATAAAAAAGTTGCAAAAATGCAATGCAAATATATGTTTGGACACTTTGAGTTACCGTACTTCAAAATGAATGCTATGGTAGAAATGCCAGATCATGATGGTATAAAAGCAGACATGTTAAGCGGTCCAGAGTATGTGTTCAGTGGGCACTTCCACAAGCGTCAATACAAAAACAACATTCACTATATCGGCAATGCTTTCCCACACAACTATGCAGACGTTGATGATGACGAACGTGGTGCTATGTTCTTAACATGGGGAGATGAACCACAGTATGTAAATTGGACTGCATGCCGAAAT